TGCTAACGACACTCAACAAGGTGGAAACCTTCCATTCATAGCTTCTGCTGGTAATGTAACTACATTATCTACAACAGGTGGAACTAGAACTTTATTAGCTACAGCTAATGAAGGTGTTATTGCATACGTTAAAAATGGTGCAAACGGAACTTCTGTTTCTTGTTATGTGTTTTCAGATGGAGCTCAATGGCTTCAATTGAATGACCCAACAAGCACAGTTGCTTAATAAATAATTAATGTGGGGCTTCGGCCCCACACAAATTTAATAGGAGAAAAATTATGGCAAGTAAAGGTGATGTAAAAGCAGTACAGATTACAGGAGCCGCTCAAGTATTTGGTGGTAGAACTAGACTTAGAGGAATTATACTATCAGCTAATAGTACAACAGCTGTAGGATCTGTAACTTTACAAGATATCAACGGAACTCAATTTACTGCAGACGTTCCTCCGGGAGATGTATTTTCATTTAATCTTCCTGAAGACGGAATTCTATTTGAAAGTGGAATGACTTGCAGTGCAATCACAAGTGCTAAAGCAACTGTATTGATTGATAAATAGGAGTCTAGATGGCAACTTCTGGAACAACAAATTTTGAATCAAGTTTTTATATTGATGATATAATTACTGAAGCTTATGAAAGATTAGGTAGATTTGATTATTCTGGTAATGATATAAAAACAGCAAGACGTTCTTTAAACATAATGTTTCAAGAATGGGCTAACAGAGGTTTGCATTTTTGGGAAGTAAAAAATAATTCAATCACATTAGTTAATGGTCAAACAGAATATACAATGTATCGATCTACAGCTGATGGTACTTCAGATGCAACTGCAGTTTATGGTGTAGATGATATATTAGAAGCAGTATATAGAAATTCATCTGGTGTAGATTTTCCATTAACAAAAATAAATAGATCAGCATATCAAGGTCTTTCAAATAAAACTCAAACAGGAACACCTACACAATATTTTGTACAACGATTTATAGATAAAATTACAATCACTTTATATTTAACTCCAGGAGCTACTGAAGCCGGAAACCTGTTAAACTATTATTACGTTAGTAGAATCCAAGATGCCGGAGCCTATAGTAATGAAGCCGATGTTCCATATCGATTTGTACCGTGTATGGTATCAGGACTTGCATATTATTTATCACAAAAATTTAATCCACAATTAGTGCAACAAATGAAATTACTTTATGAAGATGAATTAAAAAGAGCATTAGAAGAAGATGGTTCACCTTCAAGTTCTTTCATAACCCCAAAAACTTATTATCCAAATGTCTAATTTATCAAAAGGAAAATATGCACAGTTTATTTCAGATAGAAGTGGACAAGCTTTTCCATATCAAGAAATGGTTATTGAATGGAATGGTTCCAGAGTCCATATTTCTGAATTTGAACCTAAGCATCCACAATTAGAACCAAAACCTACTACTGCAGATGGACAAGGTTTAAGAAATGCTAGACCACAAATCTTTACTCAGGCATCAGGGGATGGTGGTTTTATGAATGTTGATTTAACTTTACCAGGGGCCTTTGCATTTAATTCAAACAATGGTATGATTCCAGATAATGGATCTTCAGTTAATACAAGAAGACAAGCACAAGTAAATTTAGGGAGTGTAACAATTAGTATAACATAATGAATTATTCAGAATTAGTACAACAGATTAGAGATTATACCGAAGTTGATAGTAATGTATTAACGGATACGATTGTTGATGGATTTATTCAAAATGCAGAATTTAGAATTTTAAGAGATGTAGATTCTGATAATAACAGAAGATATGCAACAACGAATTTAACGGTTGGACAGAGATACATTGATATTCCAGATAATGCTTTAGTCATTCGATCAGCTCAAATTGTAGATGGTGATGGTGGCAATACTAGAAGCTTTTTAGAATATAGAGATACCAATTTTATGTCGGAATATAATTCTTCTGGAACAACTGGACAGCCTAAATACTACAGTTATTGGGATGCCGATACAATCGTATTTGCCCCTACACCAGACGATGATTACATAATTCAGTTAAATTATATCTTGAAAGATGCTGGATTATCGAGTACAAATACGGTTACATACCTAAGTACATATTTTCCCAATGGACTTTTGTATGCGTGCTTAGTAGAAGCATTTAGTTTTCTAAAGGGGCCAAATGATCTCTTGCAATTATACGAAGGAAAGTATAAACAAGTAGTTGAAGGCTTCTCTATCGAACAAATGGGAAGACGAAGACGAGATGAATATCAATCAGGTGTTCCTCGAGTCGGAGGTAAATAAGGAGAAAAAAAACTATGGCTATAACACAAGCGATCGCAAATTCTTTCAAGAAACAATTGTTAGAAGGTGATCATAACTTTAAAAGTGCTGGTGGAGATGTTTTTAAATTAGCTCTTTATACCGCAGGTGCAACTTTAACTTCTGCTACAACTTCATATACTACTTCAAATGAAGTGGCTCCTTCTGGACAATACTCAGCAGGTGGTGGTACATTAGTTAATGCTGGAACATCTATTACTGCTGGTGTAGCTAGAGTCGATTTTAATAACTTATCTTTTACTGGTGTAACGTTAACTGCTAGAGGTGCATTAATTTATAATACATCTGCTGCCGTTACTGATTCAGCTGTTGCTGTTTTAGATTTCGGTTCAGATAAAACTGCAACTTCTGGAACGTTTACAATTCAGTTTCCAGCGCCAACATCAACTGCAGCGATCTTAAGAATCTCTGGTTAGTCGTAGGAGGTAACTTCCTATGGCCAATACTTGGGGTGAATTAACTTGGAGCGCAGGTCTATACGGCTTGCAAAATGACGGAAACGTTTCTCCGAGTGGAATCTCTCTGTCTTCAAATTTAGGAAGTGTTTTAATTAATGCTGAAGTTAATCAAGGTTGGGGATCGGATACTTGGGGTTATGAGACTTGGGGTATCTCTGGTTTAACTGTTGATCTAACAGGAATTGCATTATCATCTAATTTAGGTTCAATCACTATTACTGCAGATGCGTCTGCAGATTTAACCGGTGAAGAATTAACTGGTGCATTAACAACACCAGAAGCAAGTTCAACATTTGTTGCAGATGTAACTGGTCAAGCAATGACTATGGATCTAACGTTTGATCCAGAAATCATTACACCTATTGGTCAAGAATTAACAGCTACAACAGGTACCGCTACATTAGAAGCAAATACTATTGCAGAAGTATCTGCTAAATCTGCTTCGACTTGGAATGGTAATTATGCATGGGGCTTTGGTGCCTGGGGCAATGAACAAGTAGACACTTTAACTATGTCTATGTTGGAAGGCAACCTGGATCCGGCACCAGATGTTTCATTAACCGGTAATGCAGCAGCAATGGCTCTTGGAGAAGAAACCATTACTGCTAATGCAGATGTATTGGTAACAGGTCAAACAATGACCATGACAGAAGATTCTGTCACTATTGATTTAAATACTCCTGTAGATGTAACCGGTTTTGCATTAACTATGCAAGAAGGGGACGAAACAGCTACTGGAAATGCAACTGTTTCTTTAACAGGAATTGACTTGACAATAGACGAAGGAAGCCTTAAAACTTTAATCTGGAACCAGATAAATACAGGTCCAGCTCCTATCTGGGTAGAAGTTGACACAGCTGCTTAAATTTAGTAAAAGTATAAATAACGGAGACGTAAAAAATTATGGCAAACTCAACATCAGCTAATTTAAAATTAACTGTACAAGCAACCGGTGAAAACTCGGGAACTTGGGGACAAATCACAAACACAAACTTATTAATTTTAGAACAAGCTATTGGTGGTTATGATGCAGTTGGAGTTACTTCAGGTGCAACTTTAACATTTTCAAATGGCGCATTATCAAATGGTAAAAATCAAGTATTAAAATTAACAGGCACAATTTCAGGAGCGGTTAACGTTGTTATTCCGGATTCAGTAGAAAAAACTTACGTTATTGAAAACGCAACTATAGGTGCATTTACTGTAACTGTTAAAACAACTTCTGGCTCAGGTGTAACTTGGGCAGCAACTGACAAAGGTACTAAAATGGTTTACTCTGATGGTACTGATGTTATTGATACAGCTTTTACAGATTTATCTTCAGACATCACTCCACAATTATCTGGAAATTTAGATACTAACGGAAATAATATTTTAGTTGATGATACTAAAGGTATTTTAGATGATTCATCAAATGAACAATTAATTTTTTCAAAAACAGCTTCCGCAGTTAACCACTTACAAGTTAAAAATGCAGCTGCTTCAGGTACACCTTCAATTACTGCAATTGGAGATGATACGAATATTGGAGTTTCAATTCAGCCAAAAGGTGATGGGAAAGTTACTTTAGATCAATTAGTATTTCCAACTGGCACAGGTTCAGCAGATCAAATTTTAA